AGATGGATCGATATGCGTTGAAGCTTCCAAACGCTCCTTGACGCCACCACCGCTAGCATTGACAGCTTTGACAACTTCGGCAGCAATGATTTGTTTAGCCGCGTCGATATTATTGGCTTCTGGCGCACCTTGAAATTGCGTGCGTATAACATTGTTGAGCTTCGCCAAAAATTGTGCGTTGCTCTCGCCCCCTTTGGCTTTTTCCAAGTTGCGAGCTAGCTCTCCAAGTGTGTCTAGGTGGCGTTGTGCAACGCCAATAGAACGAATTGTGTTGGCTTGTGGTCCTGTAGTAAAGTTTACAGTCCCTCTTTGATGCGCAGCGTAACTAGCTACGTCATACGGTTCTCCATATTCCCTACCTAATTTTCGAACAACATTCATAATAGAAATTTGACGTATGTTTTCTTTAACCCTTCCTTCTAAAAGAGGAGGTTCCATATAATGATAAATGCCAAGAGCATGATCCATATCATTTTCGGTCAGCTTATACCCTTTCTCGGCTGAAGAAAAAGCGTGTTTATCAGGAAGTTTACCGGTAACAACTGGTGAATTTGACACTTCAGGTGGCTGCTCTTTCGCCCAATCAGGCGGCGCTTCGCCTCCGCTCTCCGTAAGCCCTGCCTTTATGACGCGCTCACCCCCCGACAAGTCAGGACCGCCCTGCATGCTCGCTTGCTGCGTTCTTGGCGGCTGCCCTCCTGGCGGCTGTTCCTGCTGCAAGCCGACTTGTTTCGTCGGCTGCGGACGGCCATAGCGAATATTCGCCTCGTACTGACGTTCGCGAAGCTGATTCTCCAAGAACTGGTTGTGCGCCTGCAGCCACTCCATTCTGGCTACGGGGGTCATAAAATTCACGAGGCGATTCACCGCAGCCATTTGCACATCTGGTGGCGCCCCTGTTTTTTGGACCGCTTGAACAATCGTGCGCCAATCGAGCGAGGAAGGCTGCGGCATTTGGCCGCGCCCTTGCATCGAAGGATCGAGCTGCTCCCGTCCGCGAAGGCCGCCCGGCGGCGGGGAGCTGCTGGGGGGACCGCCGCCGGGGGCCTGGGCAGGCGTCAACCCCGCGGAAGGCGCCTGCTGGCCGGGGAAAGGCATCGTAGGCCGCGGCTGACCACCGGGCGCCATGGCAGCCATCTGCGGCATTCCTGCCTGGGCGCTCATTTGCGGCATAGGCGGGCCGCCAGGAGCTTGGGCGGCCATATTTGGCGGCATCGGCGGGGGTGCACCCGGAAAACTCGCCTGCATCGGCCGGGGGGGCGGTTGCCCCGGCATCCCCATAGGGTTCTGGCCAGGGAATACCTGCTGGCCTGGAGAGGGGAAGGTCGAGCTGCCACGTCCCATGGCCGCGCCCCCCGGCTGGGGCATAGGGGGCTGTTGCGGCCCTCCCTGTGGCATACCGGGAGGCCCCTGCATTCCAGGCGCCCCCCCGCCACCCATACCAGCAAGAGCGCTAAGGCCCTGCCCGGCTGCGGCCAAGGAAGCAGCGTCACGCTGAGCGTTCTGAATCTCAATGTCGCCCATCTGCGACTGCTGACGGTTCTTGCGCGCCGCGTCGTAGGCTCCACCGAATGCGCCGGCTGCCCCAGCTCCAATCCCGAGAAGCGCTTGGCCCATTTACACAGCCCCCATCATCATAGCGAAGGGGTTAGCGCCAAATCCGCCGCCCATCCCTCCCATACCACCCCCCATCCCCCAACCCATAGCCCCGCCAATATCCTGTCCAATCTGCTGGTATTCCTGACCCTGCAACTTAGCTTTGTTGAGTGCCAGATTTTGCGCGTTGATCCCCGTCTGCGCGTTCTGGTTTGCCTGTGACAAGTACGCCATGTAGTCCTGAATCTGCTGCTGCGGAATTTGCGCCGCACCTTGACCGTATTGATTAGCACCCTGCAAAAGCCCAAGTTGGTTCTGATTCATCTGTCCAAAGACATTGTAAGGCGTCGCGGCGCCCTGTAGATACTCTTGAATACCGCCGGACTGGATGCCCGCTCCTTGCCCGACACCCTGGCCAATCTGCCCCATGAATCCACCCGCGCCTTGTGCACCCTGCAGAGCCCGCTGAAGCGCGTTGTTCTGCCAGTCGATATTGAAGTTGTTCATGGTCTGACCCATGACGCCGGCACCGTAGGGCGTACCGCCAACACCCGACGCTGCCTGTTGCGCGCGCTGCTGGTCCTGCATCTGCTGCGCCGTGCGCGAATAAAGAGCCTGCTGCGGATCGAACCCCATGCTCAACAAAGCCTGCACATCGGGCAGCATGCTGAGACTGTTCTGCATGAGCTGGCCGCCGGCACCATAGGCACCCTGTCCAGCCTGCATCCTCATCTGTCCGGCCTGCCCCCCGCCCTGCTGGTACATGCCGGCATAGGGGTTGTTGACGCCTTGCTGCGTGAGGTTCTGAAATTGCCCGAGGTTTTGACCCCCGAGATTGTATTGCCCGAGCTGCTGCGTGCCGTGCAGCGCTCCTTTATCGGCTGCCGTCGTACCCGTGAGCTGGTAAGGGTTGGGAACGTTGACGTTACTGGACGGGAGGTAATTGCTCATAGCCATTTCCCATAAAGGACTTCTTCAGGACAGTATCCCATCCGATCGAACAGGATATACGTTCTCTGACTGAGCATCCGGGACGCAAGAATCTTCTGCACACCCAGCTCTTTCAAAAGCGCCTCGTTGCCACGAAGCAGCTTGTAACCCGCCAATCCCAGACGGCTGGCAGGATGCAGCCAGTACATGGTGATAGAACCGGCAGGAACACTCTGTTTATGATGGTGCGGCCCAATAATCGTAAAGACGTAGCCGACTAATGCAGCACCGTCCCTGGCAGTGTAAACCACAAGACTGCCAGAACGATCAGCACCGAGATAATAGTCCCAGTTAACGTCAACATTTGTACGCTTTGCATCGGGATCAGTCTCTTTGAAATGTTGCCTGAGCAAAGGCAAAAGCTCCCCATCGCGGAGGAGCTTTTCAAGCCGTTCGCGCTGATACGTCAGTTCAAGCGTTTCGCGGTCCGAGCGTTCCTTGATTGGGCTGAGTGCTGGACCGTGTTGTGTCTTGCTTGACTGTGGCTGAAGTGGGCGGACGGGTGCTTGCATCGCTGGCACTCGGGCTCTTGGTTGATAGACCGGACAACATTCCATCTTTGGCCATCGTCGTCTCCTGGATAAAAGGGCCGCCCCACACTAGTACCCAAGAGGCGGCCCTTTGAGGCTTGTCGATAGTGTGCAGAAGCACCCTAGCAGAGATCAGAAGTCCGCGCTAGCGTTGACGACCCCCGAACCGCCATTGTCCACGATGCTCATGCTCAAGCCAACCGCAATAGTTGAACTGGTCAAACTACACTGCACCGGGACCATTTGTGTGGATGCAGCGATGGTGCCCAAAGTGGCGTCGGTGGCTAAAGCAGAGCAAGCAGTTGCCGCCGTTTCACCCGTAGTGGTGAATCCCGCAAAACCCGCGGTGTAGGTCATCGTAGGCACTTTGAACATCGTCATCGGAAAGATAATCTGCCACTGCAGCTTGCCATTGGCGTCTCCCGCGCCGGCCGTAGTGACATGCCCATTACCGCGGAAAGTCGCAGCAGCGCCTTCCGAAATTCGGTAGAAATACCGCTGCGCCTGCCGAAGCTCATACGCCGCCGCCTTGAAGCTGAACGTCGAAGGCGTTGTTACACCTGCGCCAACTACCTCCAACTGTGCGCCGGTCCAGGCAAAACCGTCCGTAGCTCCTGCACCTGTAGCAGTCGGTGTAAAGCACAGCCCGACTGCCATCTCGGTCACAGTGGATGCCACAACGCCAGTTGCAATAGGTCGAGACCAAGCCGTTGCGCTCAACGCAGGCGTTGCCGTGTTGGCGAGCGTAGCGATGCCCGTCCAAGCCGGCGTGATTGCCGGTGACGCCGTAGGAGTGCCGAAGCCTTCATCCGTCCCGGTCCCCGTGATGATCACGAGGTTGGCAATCGAACCGTTGTCGGCCGCCATGCCCGCAAGAGCCTGAAGGTAGGCCGAGAAAAGAACCTGCTGGCCGGAAAGTTTGAGCACGTCCGCAGTGGGGATTTCCTGCCAAGTGCATATTGGCTGCGTAAGAACTCCCGACGTGCGGAACAACGTCATGGCATTCTTGAAGCCTGCGGGCGGCGTCGGCGTTGCCGTAATCACCTGCTGGCGTCCGGCACCTACCGCCACGTTGGCTTGGCACCCCCAGCGATCAGCACCGTAGGCAGCCGAAGTGATGCCCGCATTGGCAGCGCAGGTTATGACACCCGTGCCTCGCTGCGTGATTTCAAGCGTACCATTGTCGAGGATGTTGCGATCGTTCGAATTGAACTGCGCGATCGTCGTCTGCGTGATCCCAGTGTTGATCTGGTTGATCAGATTGTTCAGCGACGCATTGAGCTGACTGGGGTCCTGCGGACCCGTGATCAAGGGGATATTAGCAGCATAGGCAACCGCAGCGGTCACAGCCACGGCGGCAAAGGCAGCAAGAGCTTTCTTGAACTTCATGGCTTTGACCTTTCTTCAGTGGTTCGAACTTCTTAGCATAGATCAGTTGGCGTTGACAGCATCTTTCCAACCGTACTGTGCGAGCGGAATGGAAGACGTAATATTGCACCAGAAGACGTTGTTGCTCTCCATAAGAATTGACACGACAGCACTAAGCGCCGTTCCGTTTGTCATAAAAGCTTGCCCTCCGTTCGTCCCTGTGTACGTCGCATTAGCCGAAAGCGCGGACAGCCCCGCACCAACTGCTGAGACACTAAAATGGCCGATCACAGACGTAGACGGCATCCACACCCCCGCACCCGAATCTCCGCGAACGGTTTCGGTCACGTAGGTAGTATTACCCGAACAAAGCGTGCCTTTAGGAACACCGCTATCGATCACCGGTAGCGTAGTCGCCAGACTCCCACCGCCGACGATGTACCTTGCTTCAGGTCCAGAAATTCTCGTTCCATACACATGTGTTGAATTTAACGCTTTCATCGCTCCCATTTGACATATGTATTTGTACCCCGAAGGGAAATTCGGAGTGGCGAGAAAAGTTGCAGGAACCGTATTACTGGCTACCGCACTCCAAGTCGAACCGTCAGATATGGCGTATAGATAAATGAAAGCGTTGTTGCTAGGCGCCGTTCCATCCATCCCTCCTGCCGTGGAAGTCCCTCCAGTTCCCGTAGTAACCGTTATCGATCCACTCTTAGCTCCAGAATAAAGAGGGATGGAACCTGTTGTCAGCAGAACCGAATTATTGAACGACCAGTTTATTTGCGTATCTGAAGCCGTAACAACAGATAGACCGTTGAATCCACACAGAGGGGTGGGGCTAACAACAGACGTTCCAGTCGCACGATCGTAGTGGATGATCTGCCAATTTCCTGCCCCAAGGTACATCGCAATCGCGTTATCCCCACTCGCGGTCTGAATGTTATTACTACCAGGAAGGATCAAACTTATTACGTTGTTCGTAAGAGTCAGAGAAGTCGTAAAATTCAGCCGATAGAAGGGGAATGTAGTGCTTGCGCTCGACCCGAACGATGTGATAGTTGTGTTGCCGGTAAAAGTTATGTTATGACTAGGAATTGTACCGAGATCAGGAGTCGCCGAGGCAAGCGACGTGAGAGGGCCAAAGCCCCCGTACTGTGCCCCACTGTTAACCAGTTGGAACTGCACTCCGTCGTAAATCGCCCAAGTCAAATCGTTAGCAACGACTTCCCCCCCAGTGAGAGCTTGCGGGCCGCTAGGAGACTGCCGAAACAGGTTGACCAACCCCGTCCCATTGACATTGATCTGCGTCGCCCCCGTATTCGTAAATCCTGCCGTAAACAGGATGCTGAGGCCACGAGTCAAAGCGAAACCCGTAGGAGAAGGCGATGCGATCACTTGCGCATTAGCCGACCCTGTGGACGTGCCTCCGATATAGATGGACGATCCGCCCTGTGCCGTGCTGAGTGGCGTCGTCAGTGCAAGGAGCGCCGTAATATCGTTGTTATTTCCCGCTCCAGCCGCATTGAGGAAGCAGGCAACGGCGGCAGCAAAGTTGGCATTGACCTGATTAGCGTCCGCCAGCGTCCCAGGAACGAACGTGAAGGGCATCGTGCAATTAACGCCGGCCGACGCCAGCGAAGCCCACAACGAAAGAAATAGCCCTAAAAGAAACCTTTTCATCTTCAACCCGTCTGTTGTAGGTAGTTGAGCACTTGATACCGCATGTGGAGCCGGCCGATCTTCAGTCCTTGGGCCGACAAGCCTGCCGCAAGAAGGGACAGCCGCCTGAAGACAAGAGGCCCGGTCCACTCCATTGGTCGAGGGTAGAGCGCATTCCCCAACGTTGTCCCATTCCAGTTGGCGTTATTCCAATTGAATTGATTCCAATTAGTAGGCGTTCCTGAAGACGCTATCGTGACTTGATCCAAGGGAACACCGTCCTGATTAATGGCCGTGACGACCGTTGACTGCCCCGACACCAAGGCCATATGCAGAGTGCTTTGAAGCATGCACACTTCCGCCATCTGGTCCGTATCGGGAAGGTACGAAGTTTGCCAAGCATAGGTAAGAGGAACACCATTCTCAACAAACGTGCTCGTGAATGACTGGAACGGATCGCTCTGAAAAATCACCGCCCCAGAGTTCTGAATCGTTATCAAGAACGTATTCTGGTATTCAAGCCCAATAGACATTTTTGTCGTGTGCGGCCCCGACCAGAGAGAACGCACGTCGTCATACCACCACTCCTGCTGTTGCACAGGCCCACCGCCGCCGAACGCGGAAGAAAACCCAGACGAAAACCCGGACCCGATCGCCTGGGCTGCGCCGTTCTGCACCTGCACCCGGTACACACCACTATTGTAAGACGCAGCCGCGCGGGAAGGGACAAGAATGGAAATGAACGGCACCGTGATCCCATCCCCATCCTTGCCTATGGGGTCGCTTACTTTCGCATTGAAATCGATCAATCGCACTCCATCCGGGGCCATGAAAAGAAGCCCTTTCTCGGTGG